GCAGTCTGTATCCCCGAAAGCGGAACTGGCGGGAACTGGCGAGAACCAGCAGGACTACTCGAGAATCGGCAGGACTCAGCCCAGATTGGAAACGATTAGAAAAGGGAATTCTGTCTACGCCGATTTGGTAAAAGAGTTTGCTTCTAAGTACATGCAGGTTGAGCTCATGGATTGGCAGCTCTACGCGCTTGACGGATTATTCGAGGCAGACCCTGAGACTGGTGACCTAGTAAATCGTGCCGGTCTAATTTCTGTGGCGCGTCAGTGTGGCAAGACCGTTTTAGGCCAGGCTGTTCTTGGCGCTTGGATGACTTCTATTGCTGCACTGCGGGGCAAGCCCCAGACCGTAGTTAATTCAGCGCACGAGCTCACACTTGCGGTACGCCAGTTTGAAGTAGTGGCTCCTATTTTGGCTGAGTATTTTGGCGCCACTCTGAAGCGGGCTTATGGCCGTAACAGTTGTGAGATGCCTGACGGCTCCCGCTGGCTTGTCAAGGCGGCTACGCCTTCTGCCGGTATGGGTTTATCTTGTGACCTCATTTGGGTAGACGAAATTTACGCCGTAGACGATAATGTTCTTGCCCATTCTTTGAGGCCCACGATGAAGGCGCGCAATGTGCGCACTGCTGGTGGCTCGCCCATCATGATGATGACTAGCACCGCTGGCACTGAGGCTTCAATAGCCATGCTGCGCTATCGAGAACAGGGCCTACAGCTCATAGATGAAAAGCGCCAGGGCTCGTTTTACTTTGCTGAGTGGAGCCCGCCACCTGGGGTGGATGTCATGGACACCAAATGGTGGGGCTGGGCTAACCCCGCACTGGGTCACACTCTTGAGCTTGAAAGTCTTTTGCTGGATGCTGACCACCCAGACCGCTCATCCTTCCTGCGTGGTTCTCTTAACCAGTTTGTCAATGCTGACGCTTGCTGGCTTCAGCCTGGCCAGTGGGATGCCTGTCTCTCTGACATTGAAGGCCCAGAGGGTGGCTGGATTGCCGTAGATTCGAGCCTTGACGGTTCTCGCTATGTGGCCGTTCGTGCAGCTGTGGATGATGTCGGCGTAGCTCATGTCAAGGTTGAATTCGTGGTTCAGTCACTTGCAGAGATGCAAGAGGCCCTGCTTAAGTCTTGTGAAAATCCCCAGGTAATGCTTGCCGTCACCCCCACACTTGAGCATCATGTACCGATTGCATTGGCTCGGCGTTCAAAAGTTGTCGGCTATGGCGAGCTCATGAAATATACAAGCCTCGTAAAAGGCATGATTAATGACGGCCGCATAGTTCACATGGGGCAGAGCAACCTTGCTGAGCACATGAATAGAGCAGTAGCAATTAACCAGCAGAATGCTTTAGCTCTATCTTCAAAGCGCAGCCCCGGGCCAATTGAGTTAGCGCGCTGCACCATCTGGGCGGCCGCCTTAGCGTCAAGACCAAAACAGGGCGGTAAGCCTATGCTGGTTGTCGTTAATCGCTAAACTTCTAAAGGTTGTGTCCTGCTAGTTCTGTCGGGATTCTGGCAGGGCATGACCACCCCCATAAAAGAAATGTGACATAATTACGCTATGGCTCTGTTCAATCGAGTAAATAAAGCGGCTGTGAGCCCAGCACCAGCGCAGGCTAAAGCAGCTGCAGCAGGTGGCTACTCATCCAACATGTCTGGCGTAAACATGGTGGGCCAGTACTACAGCTACTACGAGGGTGAGGCCCGCAATCGTGCAATGAGCGTGGCCACCATCTCAAGAGCTCGTGACCTCATGGCTTCTGTCATTGGCTCACTTCCATTGCGCATGTATAACGAGCGCTGGAATGATTCCGAAAAGGAGATGGAAAAGGAATACCTGGCTCCCCGCTCGTGGCTACGCCAGCCTGACCCTTCAGTTACTTACGATTTCCTCATGGCTTGGACTTTTGATGATTTATTCCATTTCGGAAGAGCCTTTTGGGTAATTACCTCACGCACACAAGATGGCTTTCCAGCATCCTTCACGCGCATCCCTGCAGGCTCAGTAACCACTACTGACCAGGCAGGCCCAGTGTGGTACGCACCTTCAAAAGAAGTCTATTTTTTAGGAAATATGATAAATCCAGCGGATTTAGTACAATTTCTGAGCCCCATACAAGGGATTATTTACATGTCTGAGCAAACAGTAGCCACAGCGTTAAAGCTTGAGGCTGCGCGCTATCGCAATGCTGAGAGCTCTATCCCAGCAGGCGTACTTAAGCAGACCGGTGGCGAACCTTTGAGCGCCCAGGAGCTTGCAGATTTAGCAAGCGCTTTTAATGCTGCACGAGCAACCAACCAGACTGCCGCTTTAAATGAGTTCCTGAGCTACACAGAGACAACGGCAACCCCTGACAAGATGCTTCTCATTGACGCCGCTAACTATCAGGCGCTCGAATGTGCAAGGCTCACAAATGTGCCGCCATATTTGGTGGGCGTAAGCACTGGCGCTTATTCATATCAGAGCTCAGAGCAGGCAAGGGCTGACCTTTATATTTTTGGAGTTCAGGCCTACGCCTCTTGCATAGCATCCACATTGAGTCAAAATAATGTTTTGCCTCGTGGCACCTATGTTGAGTTTGATACTGAAAAGTTTTTAGTGGAAAATGAAATTGCCGACAAAATGGATAGCCCCGACATGCCAGAAGAAAACACCCAGGAGGAATTAGCGTGATTCGCTTTAACGCCAGCTCTATTTCAATCGATGCAGCAGCGCCAGACGGTACGCCACGGCGCACCCTTACCGGTATTGCCGCGCCTTACAATGTCGTTGCCCGCGTAAGTGATGGCACAGAAATTATGCTTGCCCCAGGCTCACTGCCTGAAGATGGCAAGAATCCAAAGCTGTACATGTACCACGACAGTACCCAGCCAGTAGGCCTTGTGACTGCTCGCCAAGACACGCCAGAAGGCATGCTTTTTGAGGCTCGTATTTCCAGCACTGTTGCTGGTGATGAAGCTTTAACGCTTGCTACAGATGGGGTGCTCGATTCCGTATCTGTCGGAATTAGCGCTACAGAATTCTCATACAATGAGGATGGCGTAATGGTCATCACAGCTGCCGAATGGCAAGAGCTCAGCCTCGTGCCCCAGCCAGCGTTTGCGGGTGCTACCATTGAAAAAGTTATGGCGAGTATCCACCAAAACCCCGACAATCTAGACAATAATCCAGATACAACCGAAGTTGAGGAGACAGAGGACATGGAAAAGACACCAGCACCAGAAGTAGTGGAAGCAGCAGCTATCCCTACAGCCCCAGTATTTGCAGCTGCAAAGCGTGATTTTGTTTTGCCTACAGCTGGCGAATTCATGGCCGCTTTCCACATTGGTGGCGACACATTCGCAAACATGAATAAGGCAGTAGCTGATTACACAGCTTCAAAGCGCACACCATTGCAGGCCGCGGCTGGCGATGTGCTTACCACTGACACTTTAGGCCTCTTGAGCACCGTAGTGCTCGGCCCTCTCGTACAAGACCTGAACTTCCTGCGCCCGGTAGTCGAAGCAGTGGGCGCTCGCGCTTACCCAGACAACGGCCAGCAAAAGACTTTCATTCGCCCAACCATCACCACTCACACGAGCGTTGCTGCACAGGCAAACGAATTGGCCGCTACCTCAGCAACCACAATGGTGATTGCTTCCAACAGCGTAAGCAAGACCACACTTGCTGGCCAGGTCACGCTTTCCCAGCAAGACATTGACTTCACGAATCCTGCAGCAATGCAGCTCATCCTCAATGACCTTATGGGCGAGTACATGATTGCATCGGACAACCTCTGTGCAGACAATCTCCTTACCGCTGCAACTTCATCGGGCGTATGGGATGGCACAGTAGCTGACCTTTACAAGTCAATTTTTGACTCGGCAAATGACATCTCAAGCGGGCGCAACTGGTTGCCTACTCATCTTTTTGTCAGTGTTGATGTATGGTCACAGCTCGGCCAGCTCGTGGATTCAACGGGCAGAGCAATTTTCCCGCTCATTGCAAATGGCTTGTCAGGTCAAAACGCTGCGGGCTCGCTCAATGCAACCTCATGGAACGGAAACCCTCTGGGCTTGCAACTTGTCGTAGACAGCAACTTTGCTGCAAAGACAATGATTGTGACTCGCGTAGGCCAAGGCCAAGGCGATGCTTTCGAGTACTACGAATCCATCCGTGGCCTCATGTCAGTAGAACAGCCTGCAGTTTTGGGTCGCAATATGAGTTTCCACGGGTACGCCAGCACCTTTGCTGCAATCCCGGGCATGATTCGCAAAATCACACAGGCTTAGTCGGAAAGGCGGGTTACCGCTATGGCTACCTACAGCGTTATTTTTCACCAGCGTTTGGATGACTACGCAGTTATTCAGACACTGGAGAACACGGATATTGCTATTGGTGAATCCATCACCCTTAGCGGGTTAGGGCATGGGCTAAACGGTACGCACACTGTTTACGCCCTGCCCCAGTACCTCTACACAGGTACCGATGGTGAAGGCAACATCGTTTTAGATGCAAACCAGCCTTTCCCTAATCAGGTCATGTTTTATGACGCTGACGCAGACTTAGAGCGTGGCGCTGCAATCCCCCCAGGCTCTCTTGTCTACACGCAAACCTGCACATGGGTGACCAGTGCGCAAGTACAGCTGTGGCTCGGCCTTACGAGCCCTACGGCCGATGAGAGCACATTCTTAGCCCAGTGCGTTAGTGCTGGTTGCCAAGTCGCCTACAGGCGCAGGCAGGAAGCGGGCTACTTTGACGCGCTCGCTACTTCTCCCTCAGGAGATGTCACCCTTGGCACCATCATGCTTGCCGGGGCCTATTACAGACAGCGTGGCAGTATTGACCAATTCGCAAGCTTTGACTCAATGGGCCAAGCCATCACCACTAACGCCTTTACGCCGATGGTTAAGCAGCTTCTAGGCATTGACCGCCCAGCGGTGGCCTAATGGCTTACACAGACCTTTTTAACGAGGCCATAGATGACCTGGCAACCACGCTGGCAACCATCACAGGGCTCAGGGTTGTAACAGACCCCAGGAACCTAAATAGCAACTGTTGTTTCATTGACGCGCCATCCTTCGAGGCGCTCAATGACCACATAGTTACCGTGACCTTCCCAGTGCGCATCATTGGCATTGGCCCGGGCAACCTGGACACTCTGCGCCCACTGCTTGCCATCTCAGCATCATTGCTCGGCAAAAATGTAGGCGTAAATAGCGGCACCCCAGCTCTGGCCTCAATCGGCGGCCAAGAGTTCCCCGCTTATGACCTCAGTATCAGAATGCAAGCACAGAATCTGTGATGCACACAAAGACCGTTAAAATCTGCAATAATCTACACAGCACAGGTGCCCCGACTCACCTAATACCTAGGAGTTAAAACATGGCTACCAGCTCAACTACATACCTCACGAATCCAACAGTAAACCTGGCGCCAACCACTGGCGGGGCGAAGGTTGATGTAACTTCGCTAACTTCTGCAGCGGCAATCACTGTGGGCTTTGACGCATTGGAAAGCACCAGCTTCGGAGATGCAGGCCATGTGTTCGTTAAGGGCCTTCAATCGGTCGAAGTAGTGCTCACGATGTACGCCTCCTATGGCGCATCTTCTGTGGAAGCCACCCTCTGGGACTTGCTCGGCGATGGAACTACAGAAATCACCATCTCACCTGCAGGCGCTACCGAATCCGCCAGCAACCCTGAGTACACAGTAATTAATGCTTTTCTCGCATCCTTCCAGCCGATTAACGGCACCTACGGTGAGCTCAGCATGATTGAGGCCACCTTCCAGGGTGGAACTGTTACGCGCGACATCACAGCGCCTTAAACCCCAAAAAGAAAGCAGCCGACAATGCAGCTAACAATGCAGATAGACCTGGGCAACGGCCCAGCAGTTGTCAAGACAAACCTCATGGTAATTGTCAACTGGGAACGCAAGTACAAGCGCAAAGCCTCACAGCTGGCCGATGGTATTGGCATGGAGGACTTAGCCTTCATGGCTCACGAGGCCGCCAAGCTTGCCGGTATTCATGGCATCCCCCTCATGCTGGATGACTTCATTAAGCAACTGGTGTCACTTGAGGTGATTGACCAGGAGGATGAAAACCCTACCGAGGCGGCACTTACCGACATTCCCTAGCATCTCTGCTAGTTGAGTGCGGGTATTGGCCGCCTGACATCCCCTTTGACATTCCCGACTTGAATACCTGCATTAGTATTATTAATGAGTCAAGGAAGAAAACCAGATGAGCGTAAGCGCCAGCACAGAAATTTATGGCCTAAAGGCGGCGCTGGCTGAGCTCAATAAACTTGACTCTAAAACGAAGTTTCAAGCTGTAAACAAAATTAAAGCCTCAGGCTCTGAGATGGTTAATCGAGTCTCAGCTACTTACCCGGACAAGGCCCCGCTCTCTGGTATGGCTCCTGGCCGTAAGACCGCTGGCAGGCTCTCCTATGACCCTAAGAAAGTGCGCAAAGGCGTAACCATACAGGTAGGCGGGCGCTCAGTTAAGGGCACCATTCCACTTGTGACGCTGACACAAAAAAACGCTGGCGGGGCAATCTTTGACATTGCAGGCCTGCGGGATTCAAGCTCTGTCTTTGTGCGCAATCTCAATGCCTACTACGGCAGGGCTCAGCGCGGTATGTGGCGTGAAGCTAAGTTTATTTATGGCCAGGCAACGCAAGACATCCTTAAGGCCATTGAAGAAGTCTTAGCAAGCGTTAATAGAAAGCTGGTGCAGTAATGGCCGTATTTATTCCCATTGTCTCTGAGTTCAATTCCAAAGGTATTGAGAAGGCTAAGAAAGAGTTTGCATCCTTAGAGGGCGCTACCGCTAAGGCGGGCTTTGTGATGAAGAAAGCCTTTTTGCCTGCCGCTGCAGCTGTGGGCGCTTTGGGTGCTGCATTGTTTGACGCGGGAAAAGGCGCAGTCGAAGATGCAGCTGCACAGGAGCTTCTCAGCAAAGCGCTGAAGAATAACACCGCCGCCACTGATGCCCAGATTAAGGCAAATGAGGACTGGATTAGTACGCAAGGCAAATTGCTCGGCGTGACCGATAGTGACTTGAGGCCAGCGATTGCAAAACTCGCCACGCAAACAGGCTCACTCGAGAAGGCCCAGCAAGGCGCCGCTCTCGCTATGGACATTGCAGCGGCTACAGGTAAGCCCTTATCTGCAGTCACTGACGCAATGGCCAAGGCTTATGGCGGTAACACTAAAGCGCTTGCCAAGTTAGACCCGAAACTAAAAGACCTGATTAAAGGCGGCCTAGACGCTGAAGGCGCTATGAGTGTGCTAGCCGATACCTTTGGCGGTGCTGCATCTACCAAAGCAAACACGGCAGAGGGACAATTTCAGCGCCTAAAAGTTTCACTTGACGAAACTAAAGAAACCATCGGCGCGGCGCTCCTGCCAATTATTGAAAAGGTCTTGCCTTTCCTTACTCAAATGGGCAACTGGGCCAGCGAGAACACAGCAGTATTTTTGACTGTTGCCGGGGTAATTGGTGGAATCGCAGCTGCAATAGTTTTGGTCAATGGAGCTATGACCGCTTGGGCTGCAGCCACTACAGCCTTTACGGCAGTGCAGGCCGCCTTTAACGCTGTGATGGCTCTCAACCCTATAACGCTCATCATTATTGGAGTTGTGGCGCTTGTGGCCGCTTTGGTCATTGCATACAAGAAATTTGAAGGGTTCCGTAACCTCGTAGATGGCGTTTTCAAATTCCTTAAAACTGCTGTAGGTCTTTGGGTGGATGGCGTAAAGCTTTACTTTGGCACTGTCTACACAATTTTCAAGACACTTTTTAACGGCATTGCCAGCCTGTGGAATAACACCATTGGCAAACTGTCTTTTAAGTTTCCTAGCTTTGTGCCTGGTCTTGGCGGTAAAGGCTTTGATGTCCCTAATATCCCAATGCTGGCAGAGGGTGGCATAGTAAATTCTGCAACCCTGGCAGTAATCGGCGAGCGCGGGCCCGAGGCCGTAATCCCATTGTCAAAGATGGACTCAATGGGTGGAAATAATGTAACCATCCAGGTGAGCAGTGCAGACCCCCAGGCAGTAGTAGACGCCTTGCGCCGATACATGCGCACTAATGGCGCTGTGCCCATTCGAGTAGCAACGGCAATCTAGATGGCTCTCCCGACACTTACAGCAGTAGGGCCTAGCGCTAGTTCTATTGGCTCAATTATTGGCATGACCTGGACTGCTGGGCGCTCTGCAAAGTCTGACCAGTTCAGCGCAGGCAGGGGCTCTATCACTGTCCGAAACCCTCAGACCTTGCCTGCAGCAATCGTGCTGGAAGCGCTCGTTACTCTTAGCATTAACAGCCAGGAAATTTGCGCCGGGTATGTAACCAACATTCAGTACGAATACGGAATGGTGGCTAATGAGGACATCGCCATTATTTCCCTTGAGGGCTACATAGCGCGCCTAGGTCGTGGCTACCTTAAAAACTTTCTGATGGGTGGCGGCTCTACAGGCTTTGAAGCAACCAGAGTAGGCAACGCTTTAACAGGCGATAGCGCCACTGTTACCGATGTAGACACACGCTCTAACACTTCGAGTGGCTTTATCACTGGTGACGCTGGCAACATCATTAACCAGCTGGTAGCCACTGAGCAGGGCAGACTCAAAGAGCAAGCCTCAAGCCTTCTCTTTTATGGCCGTGATGTCACCTTTGACGCAAGCGAGGCGCCCACCTCTTACACAGGCTTTAAGTTCACTGATAGCAACCCTGCAGGCACTGGAATTGCCTACGATGTCGTTACTTTTGCCAGCCTGACCGATAACTACTTCACTCAAGTAACTGTTACCCCTGAAGGCCTGAGCACTGTGCAGGCAGGAGATGGGGCGCGTAACCTACAAATTTCCACCTATGACGAATCAGACGAGCAAGCCCAAAACCTGGCCGATTACACACTTGGCGAATTTGACACCTCTACCAGTGTGCCGGTGAGCATCACCACCAAAAACAGTCTTAAATGGCTTTTAGACCCTGCCAAGGTAGTTGCTGCAGGCGTGGGCTACCGCTTACCTGTTGAGCTCAGAGGCACCACCTACAACAGTGTTATCGAGGGCTGGACTGTCACGGCAGACCCTGACGATGTGCGCTATTCGTTCAATGTTTCTGGCTACCCGCAAAATAACTTTTTCATTTTGGATGACCCCATTTATGGGCGCCTGGATTTCAACAAGCTCAGCTTCTAGATAGGTAAACTAACGCTATGGCCACACCACCAACCTTCTCTGCAGGCGCTGTATTGACCGCAGCCCAGATGAACCAGCTTGGTTATTTCAAAATTGCTAGTACTACCTTTTCAGGTTCAACCAGTGTTTCACTAGATAATTGCTTTTCTGCCGATTACGACAATTACAAAATAATTATTACTAATTATGGTTCTACAGCTTCATTTACTAGGTGGAGATTGCGTGCAGGTGGCACAGATGCTTCAGGTGGAAATTATTTCCGTTACGGATTTACAACGACTTTTTCTTCTGGCTCTTTAACTGTTTATAACGGTGGCTCGGAAACTAACTGGGTGCCAGCAACCTCATACGGTGGTAGTGCTGGGGCAATAGGCGTTTCTGAGCTTGTAATAAATAACCCATTTAATAGCACGGTCACATTAAGCACCACCAATTGCAACGATGGTAATGGTGGCACTTCTTATGTTTTAAATGGTTTACACAATCTTTCTAATAGTTATGACGGCTTCACTGTTTATCCGCAGAGCGGCAATATTTCAGGCACTATTACTGTTTATGGCATGAGGAAATGATGCAAGAACCATTGTTAGTACATATTTTTAATTCGATTACTGGATTGGCAGAAGTCCGAGAGATGACACCTGAGGAGGTGGCCGAACATGAAGCGCGCATTACTGACCCTGGGCCTTTTGCTGACCCTGACTAGCTGCGCTGACCGTGTGCGCGAAAACTGCGAAACCACCAAAGCCACAGGCACATTTGAAAGGCGCTGCCAATGAAACCAGAAAACCGCTTAAGCAATGAGGAAATCAAAGCTCGCCTAATCCTTGTGGTAGGTATCGGCCTTACCCTCTCTTTTGTTATGGCTATCGGCTCGCTTATCTTTGGCCTGCTTTTTGTGGTGCAACCCACAGAGCAAAGCCCCAATGACGCTGAAGCTTGGGGCGTACTCAGCCCTATGCTTATGACTCTTGCAGGCGGCCTAATCGGATTACTTGCAGGCAACGGCTTGAAAGACAAGCCCAAAGACCCACCAACAGGGACACCAGTACCATGAGCAACCGCCCCTATCCGTACTACCCAGTTACTGAGCCAGGTAAAGGCAAACTTGCTGGCACTGAAAAATTCGTAGAGCTCTGCCGTAAGCGCTGGGGCTTTACCAATCTGGGCACATTCGTGGTGCGTAACATGCGCGGAAAAAAAACCCTCTCAGTGCATAGCCTCGGGGTTGCTGGCGATATTGGCTATCCAGCCACTCGAGATGGCAGAGCCAAGGCTCGTGAAGCCTGGGACTGGTTCCTAGAACACTCAGAAGCGCTCGGCCTATGTGAGCTGCATGACTACAGCTTTGGCGAATTCGGCAGGGGCTACCGGTGCAGTCGAGGCGAGGGCGTCAAAGGGGTACGCGTCTACCAAAACGCCGCGGAAAGTGCAGGCTCAGGCGGTGCCTGGTTACATTTTGAGCTCGAAATGGACATGGCCACAGACGCCAAAAAACTAGAAGCAGCTTGGCGCTCACTTCCTAAGCCTGTTAAGCCTTAAGAACTGCTGCGCCGCCTTCCGAACTTGGCGCGCGGCCTAGGTGGTGGGAGTCGTCTACCTTTTTCCGATTCCCACCACTGCCCTTCTCCCTTGTGTATAGTTTTCCCCAGGCGCTCGGAACGCCCCCGAAAGGTAAACCATGACACAACTAACTAACGGCTATGACCCCCGCTATGACTTCAAAGTAGACCTGGCTTATGGCAAGGCTGGAGAGGCTGAACTAGTTGAATTCTTTAACGCCGTACAAGGCTCTGCAGTAGAGGTCAAGTCCGATAGGTACAGGAATGGCAGAATGGCTGTGGAGACTCAACAGAAGCCCGCTCATGGCTTCTGGAAGGACTCTGGCATTAATGTGACGCAGGCTCAGTGGTGGGCTTACCGCTTTGGGCCTGGCTCTTTTGTCCTGGTATCTGTGCCCCGCCTTAAAAAGTATTTACGCATGAATAGGGACTTACTGCAGAAGCGGGACTTTGCAGCGGGCTCGGATAACCCCTCGAGGGGCTTTGTGCTCATGCCTGACCAGGTGCAGGAGCTCCTAACTTCTGAGTGGTATGACTGTGACTAGTCCCCAGCACCTGGGCTATAGGGAACTATGGTCTAAAGACAAGACAACACTCGTGCAGGTATTCACTGACCTGCAAGGGCTGATTCTGAGCATCACCGTGACCACACGGCCTGACAGAGACTCAGACTGGGGCCCATCTACAGAAGTGGCAGAGATTGATTAAAAAAATTATGCCTTTAATCGTTTTATTCGTTTTCGCAGTACCAGCCCCAGCGCAAGCGCAGGCTAAAAGCTGCCCTCAATGGGAACCGCTACTTAGAAAGCATTTCCCCGCAAAGCTTGTGCCCATTATGAGCAAGATTGCTTATCGAGAAAGCCGCTGCAACCCTAAAAGCGTTAGCTCGGTACGGAAAAGCACCGGGCGCCCAGATGTAGGGCTCCTGCAAATTCAGGGGAGCTGGCAGACAGTTACTAAGCAAGTGTGCAAGACCACTAATGTGATTCGTTCTCTGCAAGACCCAGTGTGTAATGTCAAGGTCGCTGGGTACCTGTATCGGAATGGTGGCTTGGGCCACTGGCGGGGAACCTCAGGAAAATAGAAAAAGGAAACATGACAGATTT